CCTTCTTGCTGCTTAGGTCTCGGGGCTTGGTCAGGCCGAGGATGGCGTCCCGCTGCAACTTATATTCATCGCTTTGGACGTTGGAAACCAGTTCCTTCGGCACGGTATAGTTGGGGTTCTTCTTCAAGAGTTCGATGTCCCTCTCCGAACGGTGGACGACATAGGACGCATCCGTGATCGTGGTGGCGTCGGGATCGACAAAGAAGTCAAAGAGGTCGACCAGTTCCGCCTTCGGCTTGTCTTCGGTCACGTTGTCCTCCTCGCCTTGGAAGCACCAGTAGTTCTTGATAACGCCCGTGCCGTAGATCAGGGTCTGCTTCACCCACAACTTCAAGAGTTCCTTCATGTCCATCCTGTCCCAAAAATAGTTGAACAAAGAGTTGTTCACTTTAGCGGCGGGAAAATCCTGCGGTTCTCTCGGTACGGCCTCGATCTTGGGCTTAGCCCCGACTAATCTTGGGATGATGGTCTCGATCGTGGCGAAAACGTAAGGGATGTAAAGCTTCGCCCGCCCAGCGTAGTTCTGTTTGCCGTCCTCACGGATCGCCCGATACATCCTGTAGAAATCATTGAATTTGATAAAATAAGGACGCTGGAACTCCAAAGCGTTCTTATAGCAAGCCCGCACGTATTGCACGGCCTCCTGCTGGTCTTTCTTTTTAAGTAATATAGCCATATTCAATAGCCTGTTATGCTGTTAGTCGCTTGATAAGCCCGCTTCTGATAGGTCTTCTGGGGCGGGGAGTAGGTGCGGATGGCGTAGTTTAAGGCATCCATCAGGTGGTCGTTGTCTTTGATCGGGTCTTCATCGATCTTGCCCTCCTTCTCCTCGGGGTACTGGTAGAGGGAGAATTCCTCCTGGGTGAAGCGGCAGGGTTCGAAGACGTAGAACCTGTTCTGCCTAATGAGTTCCCTGATCTGGTCGACGCCCCGCTTGCTTGAGTCCTTGTTCTTCACTACCTCCCTCGGGAACAAGCCGAAGCGTTTCATTTCCTCAAGTCGGTCTGGTTCGGCGGGGTCGGGATAGTAAAATCTAATTTTATATTGCTCGGTAAAGTATTTGACACGTTCGATGATCTCTTGTGTGGTTTTGCCCGTTTTATAGTACTCGTCGATGACATAGAATCTTCCGTCGCCATCGATTCCAATAACCACGACAGCTGCTGGTGCAGTAAATCCCCAATCGATACCACAGATGACTTCCTTGAATTGGATCGTCCTCGGCGGAATAACGTGGATAGACGGGTTAAAGTCCTCATAGACCAAGCCTTCCATCTGCTCGAAGATGCCGTCGTACCTTCTTCTGAACGTCCGCCCGTCCATTGTGGTCTTGACCCTTTCGTACTCCTCGTCAGGAAAGTATGGATTGTCTTTGGATCGGCATTGTATGACACAGTAATCGGGATTTCCCTTTTTCCATTGGTCATAGAACTCGGTATAAAGCCAGTTAAGCGTGTAAGGGGTAGTGGTGGCGAAGAAATCCCCTTTAAGTATCGATAGTCTGCCTTGGAAGTTGATCCACGCCTCCCGCTTCATTTGTCCCGCTTCATCTGGCCAGATCCACCTCAAGGTCATGCCCTCTATCACGTTGGGGTTCTCGGTACTTCTGATGTAGATCCTGCCCCGATTAGGGACTTCTATCACGCCTGCCTGCTTTTTATAATAACGCTGGAGATCCTCATTGATCTCGAAGAATTTAGGCAAAGTCGACTGTTCCAAAATCTTATAGGTCGGGGCTGCGATCAGGCCATTGTCCTTGGGGTACTGGTCGTATTTGATCCGACTCCAGACCGCCCCCGCTATAGTTTTTCCCGACTGGAGGCCGCCCACATAGGCTTTAAACCGTTGCGGGCTGAAGATCGCTTTGTCCTGCTGTGAAAACAGTTGTATTTCCTTCGTCCTCATGTCGTTTAATACTGATCTGTAAAGGCTCGCCGTCCTCACCCGTATGCTCATTCAGTCTGGGTAGCACAGTTCCCGCCAATTTTAAAAGCAAGGCCTCTTGAAAGGACTTGGCATATTTCTCGTTATTCTCATCCTCTAAGATGGCTTTGATCTTCTTTAAAGATAAAGTTCTGACTTCACTTGCGAGGACTCGGTCATTGTAACTTTTCCCTCCTTGCATATTTAAACAAATTCTTAATTTCTTTTAATTTTCGCCAAATTTATTTCTCTTTTTTTGATCGCAAACCATTCCTTGCAGTCAGGGCATTGGCCTATAGTGTCTCCTGAAGCGTACTCGGGGATCTTTAGTTTAGTTCCGCAGTCTGGACAATTATTTTGATTCATTGTTTTGAAGATAGCCCACCCTCCTGCTTAGTCCCCCTTTGGGTTACTTCCTTGCAGCAAGTAAGAAGACAGTATGACTCAGAGAGATAAGAACACACTATACTTCTTTCCTGCTGTTAGGAAGTAACGCATTCGTTCATTAACCTTTCAGCCGCTTGTAAGCCCAAGTCGCTGACCCAGCATTGTTATAGGAGTAAACCGTATCCGTGTGTGGGCGTCCCATTCACCTGCATCCAAAATCGAAAAAAATTGGCGATTTTTTCAGCTTTGCAGTCGGGTGAATGGATACACGGGGGTTTTTCAGCCACTTCTATTTCTGTTCCGAAGCCGCTGACCAAGAACCTCTCTGAGTTTTTATAGGACGTCGGGATAGAATCTATCAAAAAAATTCAACTGTTGTATCTCTTTTGGTCTATTGTAATAGGCGATGATCAGGGAATTATATTGACGAACACTCATTCTGTTCTGACAAAGACCACAAATTGATCGGTCTTTTCTTTTTATCTGTTTACCGCAGGCAATACATTCCATTTTATTAGCTTAACCCGCACCATATCTGGCCTTTAAAGCCTGATACGCTGTGGGCATGAAAAAAATAGCTTTCTCCTTGCGAATTAAGGTAGCCCGAGGCAAGTTAAACCAATAAAAAATGGGCAAATCACCAAACAAGCCGAAGCTTTTGGTGGATAGCCCATACAGGATTAGAATCTTGACAATATGTCATTGATTATCCTTTTAATAGTACCTTAATTATCTCATACTGTCGGCAAATGTCAAGTATTGGCTGAATTGTCAAATAGCCTTAATGTTAGCCTCCGTTTCTCATCTTCTAAAAAGCGATATTCCATTTCCATGTCTAATTTATATTTTGATTGGGCTTTCCTGTGCAAAACTTCTAAAAACTGTGGAGAACGTACAACTTTGGAATAGCCGTCCCGCTGTCCCGTGATCTTGTCCTTGAAATAGATGTCTTTGTGGGCGGCCTCGTTGCCCAAGGTGTGATGCCAAGAGCAGAGGGCGATCCCATTGTCGGGATCGTATTTTAAATGCGGATGCGACCCCTTGGCGAAGATGTGGTGGGGGTTCAGATCCATGCGATTGCAGTTGGGGAACTCGCAATGGTACTTTGCCCGCATATAAACGATCTCCCGCCAGAGTTCATGGCAGCGGCGGGCATGGCGTTTGCTGTCGGTCTTATATCTTTTGATCTGTTTAAGCTGGTCTTTTTTTGTCATAGGGCTTATTGCACCTTGAGCAGTACTTCTCCTTAGTGAATTTGACGCTGTAGCAGGTCGCACAGCGTTTTAAAGAGAGTTCGGCGGTATTGAGGTACGGCCAATGCCTGGCTGCCTTAGAGACCGCCTCAGCGTAGTTACAGCCCTCGTTAATTCCCCTCTCTTTGGGAATCAATTGGCGGGAGAACCTCGTCTTGATCGGATTACGGCAATCCAGACAGAATTGGGCGTACGGCGAATGGGTGACCCGATGGCCACAGGATTTGCATTTCATATTATCCTCTTGAAGGGTTATTATAGCCGAGGAGAGTCCGCCACTCCTCCTCTTTGAACTGGCGGGCTTTGGCGACCTCCCAGCGGGTCGGGACGAAGCGTCCCTCCTCCTGCACCTTCCGCCGCCACCGCCCGACCGTCTCTTGGTTCGGCAGTTCGTAAAGGGCGGTCAGCTTCACCATAAAGGCAGAGCCGTCCCGAATGAGGTAGTGCGAATAGAACTTGATCCAGAGCAGGTTCATTAGGCGGACATCGGAGTTCCTTGTCTCGGGATCGTTCTCTAAGCACCATTCAACTTGGTCTTTGATCTGCATAGGTGTTCGTAAATCGTAGTTTGATGGCCGAGGGTGATGCCCTCGTTCGTTATTTCTTTTTTTTGGGCATACCAAGAGCAGGTGTCGAG